AAACCCGTCAAGTGGTGGTAGTGATACTGCCGGTTCTTGGGGTATTTCAGATTATAATGATAAATTAAGTGCAGTCAGAGATTACATTAGTGATACATATTATCCTATTTACCATGAAGGTAATAAACCTACTGCTACTGATGTTGGATTAGCTAACGTAACAAACGAATCTAAAGCAACGATGTTTAGTAGTCCTACATTTACAGGAACTGTTTCAGGTGTTACTGCAGCAATGGTAGGGCTCGGTAATGTTACAAATGAATCTAAAGCTACAATGTTTGCATCTCCTACATTTACTGGTACTGTTAGTGGTATCACTGCAGCAATGGTCGGAGCTGCTCCAACAGCAGGTTCTACAAGTATTACAACATTAGGTACTGTTACTACAGGTACATGGACTGCTTCAACGATTGCCGTTAATAGAGGTGGAACTGGCACTACTTCGTTAACTTCAGGAAGTCTTTTAGTAGGTGCTGGAACTGGAGCAGTTACAACCGTTGCTCCTAAAGACCTTACAGATTTAGGTCAATTATCATCTTCAAGTGTTGTGCCTACATTAGAACGAGCAGTTTATTATGGAACTCATCAAAGAGAAATAGGAGTAAGTTCTGCTATCGCTAACTCGACAAGTTTTACAACGATTACATTTACAAGTGGTATGCGCGACTTTTGGTTATACATTCATCAAGACTCAACAACAGGTTCAGTCATTGCTCGTATACCATTAACCATTACATCAGCTCAAAGTATTGGAACTGCAACGCCTGGCAAACAACATCGTGTTGCTTGGTCGAATGGAACTAACACACAAGTAATGAACATTGATATTTTCTTTAGTGGAACTACAATGTCTTTTAGACACAACTTTACAGGAGCCAGTCTAGCATTTAGATGGTTTGGATATTAATATGCAAAAATTTTATTTTTACAAACACAACGGTGTATATATTGGAATGAGTATTGAACCTTCATCAATGTATGAAAATGAAGAGTATGAATTTGAAACGTTTGCAGAAGCAGAAGAATATTTTAACAATGGCAATCCAAAATAATTTTTTAACCAAAGCAAAAAAAGCAGTCAAAGAAATCCTACTTACTAAAGAAGGTTGGATCAGTTGGATTTTTGCTAACATTATTACGTCACTACCGTGGTTTTTACCACTAGCATATGGATTTGTTTTTCAAGATGAACGCGGTTATATTGCAGCTGCTGCAGTATACGCTTTTATTTTAGCGCCTTTTACACCGTTCTGGATTCTTAACATTATCATAGCAGTTTGGTTTAGAAATTTGTTATTAAAATATAAACGTGATATATTATTAAAAGGAGAAGAACATGTCAAAAGCAATTCTTAATCGTATTGGCGTATCAGGTTATAACAAACCTAAACGTACACCAAACCATCCTAGCAAGTCACACGTGGTTGTGGCAAAGTCTGGAGATGATGTTAAGACCATTCGATTCGGTCAACAAGGTGTGAGTGGATCACCTAAAAAAGATGGTGAGTCTGCAAGCTACCGTGCAAGACGAGAAGCCTTTAAAGCAAGACACGCAAGTAATATTGCTAAAGGTAAGATGTCTGCAGCGTATTGGGCGGATAAAGTCAAATGGTAAAATCAAAAGTAAACGCCGCTGGCAATTACACCAAGCCAACGATGCGTAAGAATTTATTTAATAAAATTAAACGCGGTACTAAAGGTGGTGACCCTGGTGAATGGTCAGCACGTAAAGCACAATTGTTAGCTCGTGAATATAAAAAGAAAGGTGGAGGATACAAATGATGAAAGCACCTAAGATGTTTAAGAATAAAGGAACAGCTTTATCAGGTACTTGGACCCCTAAGAAAATGGGCAAGGGTAAAATGATGAAGTCTAAAGGCATGTATTAATATGCCAAAGAAAGCATCACAACGTTCACTTGATCATTGGACAGAACAACGTTGGAAAACTGCAAGCGGTAAACCTTCTGAAGGTAGGTTAAGATACCTGCCTGAAAAAGCGTGGTCTGCTTTAAGTGCATCAGAACGTGCAGCGACTAATCGTGCGAAGGCACAAGGTAATCGTGCAGGCAAACAATTTGTTGCACAACCTAAGTCGATAGTAAGTAAAGTTAGAAAGTTTAGAACCAATAGTAAATAACCTGTGATATCGATATTAAAAAAGAAAGGACGGAGATTAAATATGGCAATGAATAAAAAGATTATGGCAAAAAAAGCAATGAGTGCTAAAGCTAAAACTAAAAAGAAATAGATAATTGTAAAATTATCTGTATCTTAAACACCGATTCTATCGCACTTCATTATGAGTGAATTGTAAAGAAACGGTGTTTTTGTTTTATACACAGAAATTTACGTGTTATATTATATGCGTAGATAGTAGCGGACTACTTTAGTGTCCAGATCGAAGTGTGTAAAACTCGGCAATTTATACATGGATGCTTACGCCAGAATGAGTAGTGAAGTAATATAACCATTTTAAGTTATGTTATTTAATGCTATCCTTCTGGCGTTTTTTATTAAAAGCGGATCTGCATACGATAAGTTGTTACGCGAGCTCTAACAAAAACAAGGAGGCTTATATGGCCATTTTATCAGACGCTAATATAAAGCTTTCAAAAGACGCGTTGCTACCTTTGCATAATTTGCAAAACGTAAATACCGTCATTGGAATGCTTTACGACAAAGATGGTGTGTACCGTGCTGGGTTTGATCCCAACATTTTTTACAACACTATTCTTTTAGACTCTCTCAAGTACGGGGAAGAAAACTACGTACACTTAGCTGCTGCAGAAACGTTAACGATTCGCAGAGGCGACACGACTGCTCGTTTCCGTCGTTGGGCTGGATTAACTCCAACCTTGACTCCATTAAAAGAAGGTATCCCACCTTCACCAGACAAACATGCTTACGAAACTATTGAAGTTGGTAACGTGTTCTCGTTTGGTCGCTGGTCAGAATATACTGACAAGCTAGACTTAAGCATTGTTAACGAAGTTCTTGCTGAACGTTCAGTTCAATATGGTGAAGTTGCCAACCAAACCAAAGAACTGTATGCACGTAAGACCTGGTTAGCTACCCCAAATGAATTTTATGCTGGCTTTAAAACAGGCTTTGCTCAATTACATTTTGGTGATGAAATCCGTTTAGATGATCTTCGATTCTTAGTATCACGTATGAAACGCATGATGGTTAAACCTGTCGGCGGTAAGTTCAACTATGTGTGTTCACCAGAATTCATCAATGGTTTAATTGATGACCCACGTGTGAAACAATATATGGAAATTGAATTAACTACTGGTAAACTTTGGACTACGGGCCAACAATTCGATATGTTTGAATTATCCTTCATCCCAACGATGTTAGATGAATTTGCATATCCTGACATTGAATTCCCAGGCGTCTATGAAAAAGCAGACGGTACTGAAGTTATCCGTTTATACGCAGTTGAACCAATTGCTCCAGTTAGTGGTAACCCTACTAGCACAATTTGGTACTTAGACATTCATCAAGACTTTGTTGTTAGCTCTGGCGTTAAAGCTAAATCTAATCTTGCAGGTACTTCGTATCTTAAAGATGGATCGGCTATTGACGAATTAATCAAGTGGGAAATTCCTACTGGTACGCTTGCTACTAATTTAGTGTTAGCAGACGCAGGTGCGACTCCTCCTGTTGTTGCAACTGTTATGTTATCCGCAACAGCTGAAGCAGTAGCAGCCACTGCGGTTCTTAAAAAGCAAACCCGTACGATTAACGCGGTTACTGGCGTTGTGACGTATGCTCCTGTGGCAGCTGGTGAATCTGGTGACTTAGCGAAAATTAATGGATACATCGATAGCGGTGAATTCATGCAATTACCGGTCCATCGTGGTATTTTATTTGGCGCGGAAGCGTTAGTGAAGTTAACCATGGAAGGTGTCTCAGATGCTCCTAAGATTATTATTAAAGCTTTAGGTTCTTCAGGTGTTGCTGATCCTATCGATCAACGTCAATCTATTGGATTTAAAGTCGATGGTTTTGGATTAGCAATTAAGCGTCCTGAAGCTGTTGTTGTTACGTTTGGAATCCCACGTTACGCAGAACTTGCTGCATTAACTGAAAAAGTTATCAATAAGAACTACGACCCAAGTTTCTTAACTGAAGCTGAAGCGTATGAACAAAATAACTTTAACTCTAT